CCAAGAAAACTTTATGTGTTGGGTTATATATTTAGTGATGAAAAATATTGGCATCATGTATTAAGTCAATATAATACCAGAGGTGAATGGTTTAATTTTGACATGATAAAAGGCATACTTTTTCATTTAAAATTACAGCCCGTAGAAAAATCAATTAAAGATTGGAAAGACTCTTTAAATAAAATTTTATGGGACGAATATTTTCGAAAAGTAGAATGGGAGAACAATGAAGAACGTAAAAAACTTCTTTATAAGGAAAGAGAAAAAAAACAAGATAAAATAGATAGATATACATACAAAGATTTTTTAAAGATTGTCACAAATAGTAACTATGGTGATATTGTTAGTGACGCTTTAGATAATAAATGGAAAACGGGTAGAGGAGAGTTTGGTAATAATCAGATTATGAATACTTACAGCACTTATAGTAGACAGATTAGTAAACTTTTGGATCTAATGTTTGAAGGAGCAGATACTCAGATTAAAACTAAAAAAGGCTCTGTAATAGATAATTTTAACGATGTTATTCATGATGGCGATCCTTATTTTAATTTAAATGGTCAAGGTTGGACTTCAGCAAGTGGTATATCCCTTCGTAATGCGGTTTATCTTTGGGATCATGCTAACCCTAAATTAAAAGAAATAGCAACTAACCTAGTTGAAGAAGATGAGAAGAAACTAAGAATAGAAAATGTATATGATAGGAGTACAGTTTAGAATGAGAAACCTTTTTGAAACATGTATCGATGTAGGAAGTGGACTAATATTATCTACTGTTATACAATTGTTTATCTTTCCATTTTTTAATATGTACCCAACTGTTTTAGAGAGCTTTCATATAGCGGTTATATTTACGGCTATAAGTATTTGTAGAAGTTGGTTTTGGAGAACTTTATTTGGGAGAAGAAGATAAATGACCATGTTTCACGGACTAGGAATGTTTATACTTGGTATGTTTGCCATTATTATTGGTGGCATGATTGCTTGGTATATAATTAATAAGGTAGAAAAAAATGATAAAGAAGAACGATAAATACAACTACGTTGACGGAAAACAGCTCATGGAACATGGATCACGGATCTATGATGTAGGAGGTTATAGACTTCCGAGTGTAACTACTATATTAGGCAAGACCAAAGATCAAAAATTTTTAACGGAATGGAAGGCCAAAGTAGGTGAGCAACAAGCAGAACGAATCAAGAATTTATCTAGTAAGCGAGGGACTAGTATGCACAAATTCCTCGAATGTCATATCACGGGAGTTGGGTACGATGATCTTACGGGGCTTGGACAAGAGGCGAAGTCCATGGCCGAAAAAGTTATTGAAGTGGGTCTTGCGCCGGTGGAAGAATATTACGGCTCGGAAGTTACGATGTATTATCCTGGGTTATATGCTGGGTCTACTGACTTGGTTTGTAGTCACAATGGTAAAGATGCAATTGTAGATTTTAAACAAGCTAATCGACCTAAGAGAGAAGATTGGATAGAAGATTACTTCATGCAGATTGCAGCATACGCCATGGCTCATGATTATGTTTATAATTCTGCAATTGAAAAAGGAGTTATAATGATCTGTACTCCAGATCTTTATTATCAAGAATTTGTCGTTGAAGGGGCAGAACTAAGGCGATGGAAACATAAATTTCTTAAAAGACTTGATATGTATAACGAAATAAAGTTTGATGAGAAAGAACAAGCAAAAGTAGATATAAAAAAGGAGGATTTTGATGAACGAAAGACTACTTAAAGTAATGAGATCTAGATATAATGCCGAGATCGAAGATGCTATGTACAAAATTAAATGTTATAGTGAACATGAGCTCGTGATACCTGAACACCCTGATATTACGCTAGAAATAGACAAATTATTAGAGAAAATGGCTCAAGCAGAGGAAAAATTGGCAGTGATTGATTTACATTATGGCAAAAAAGAGGCAGAAAAAACTGTTCTATAGTATTCTGTAGTGAAATAAAAAAAAATATTTTTTTTCTTAGGAAATAAAGTGTCTAAGTGTACTTTTGATCGTTTTTCAGCATAAAATATAGCGTTTTATGGTACACTTTTTGGTACACTTTTTATTTTTAGTACACTTTTTAATGTACTATCAAATTTCGTTTCACGCGCGCGAATGCATATTTTTATTTTTTTAATCTGTGATATAATCCTATACATGCCTAGGAAAAGAAGAAAAGCTGTTGCCTTAAACGAAACTCCCGATATACCTTATCCGAAAGTCCGAGTGGAGTGGATCGATTGTGTAAGTGATTCGGGCTGGGCTACTGAAAAAGAGTTTGATAGAATGAGATTGGCCATGCCAGTAAACGAAGGTTGGCTATATTCTAAGGACAAACACTCAATTAAATTATTTGCATCTTATGATAAAGATGACGATGGTTTTAGTTTTGGAGATAGAACTATGATTCCTCGGGCTTGGGTAAAGAAGATTCAGAAGATTTAACTTCAAATGACTCACCTTCGACAGTTTTCGCTGTTAAAAGCGGTTCGTAATCTGACAGAATTTGTTTCATTTTATTTTCTAGCTCTGCTTCTGATAGGTCCTCTAACTTTCCTGTTTTTATTATTTTCCGGTCTATATATAATCCTGCAGCTTTCCCTCGGTTTGCTTCGGCATTTACCGCAGAGGAAAAACTCCCTTTTTTCAAAGCTGCTTCTCTCAATCGAGCAAGTTCTGCAACGTGTCCCTCGTAAGTAACTTCGTGTTTCTTTAATCTTTCTTCTTTTAGTTCACCAATATATTTCACTACAAGTGGAGATAGTTTAGGATTGCAAAGCTCAGATCCCTCTTGCCTTGCTCTTTTAGGAGAATAACCCGCCTTAATTGCTGCCTCTGATTGCGTTAATGCTCCGCTTTCATCACCGAAAACTAATAGTTCAGCAAATCTTTGTTGCATTTCTGTTAATCTTTTTGGTACACCCATAATTGACTTTTTAGGGTAACTCTCCTATATTGTCAACTATGAAAGTTTATGGACGAGGACCACATGATTTAGAGGAAAGAATAGATTATTTAAAAAAACAAAAAGCTACACTACAAGGGACTATTGATGGTTATAAAATGTTAATTGATGAACAAAAGAAAGAAATTTGGGAGTTAAAACAAATAGCTCACGAGAACGAAAAAAATAAAAACTTAGTTGAAGGGTATAAAAGAATAATAAAGGATCTGTCGAAAAATGTTCGTTAAACACTTACAAGAATACTTAGATAAATTTACTGAAGGACCAAACGGAAGACGAGGAAATGCCGTGAGCCATGCTAGAATATACATTGCAACGCCAAGCGGTTATCTAGAAGAAATAAGAAGAATTGAAGTTCATGAAAGTAATAAACCTGGCGACAACTCTCTAAGAGTTGTTTTAAAACCTAACAAAGAAGAAAAATTAATATTACCCCAAGGGTATGTAAAAGATTACTAAAGGCGTAGCATGTAACACTACTACGCCTTTAGACTCATTTAAAGAGGGAGATCTATTTCGTTCTTTTCCTTTCTCCATTGTTCGAACTCCTTTTTGTCTTCTTCCTCTTTATTCCATTGAGTTTGTAAAACCTTTGTAACAGTATCTCTTATCTGTTTAAGACCTTCTTCGGTATCAACCAAAGTTATTATTGTTTTAATTAACTGCAATTTGTCTTTCTCCATTTTTTACCTCCTTTCTACTTATAAAAATTAGTTTATCTTCAAAAGCATTGGGATCGTAAATAGCCAACTTATCATCATCTTCATTGTAACGAATATGAAATGCCCATTTATTATCTATCATTCTTTGCATTTTCCAATCTTTCTTAATATTTTTAATAAAATTTTGTAACTTAAATTCTTCACAATAAACTGTAAAAACTTTTTGTTCGTAAGACATTTCATTTTGAGGAAAGATTATAAAACCAACTTTGTTTGGTTTTAGATCTGTAAATTTTTCTACATAAGCACATGTAAAGTCTTTGCACCCTTTTGGTCTTTCATCATAGATCTTACAACCCACACTAATATTACATTCTTTACACCATGAAAAAGATTCTTTCTTTTCTTTAAAATAATTTATTTCTGGTAACTTACAACAAAGACTACAATCTTCGCATTTTCTCATTAGTAAGTCACCTCTACCCATAACTCCTTGTCTTCAATTATTGTTATGCTTTGTTTTTGTTCTTTTGTTAGACCTTCATCTATAAATTCGTTTATCATTAAAGTTTTACAATAGTCTAAACCTTTTAAATTTGATTTTACTGTGTATCTATTCTTTCTATAATCTTCGAAATCCACACAACCTTTATTTCTAAGTTTGTATAACTCAATTCTAATATTTAAATCTTGTTGTTCTCTTGTATTACCAAGATCAAATTGTTTCATAGCAACAACTCTATCTCTAATATCATTAACTAACATTGTTTTAAAAACTCCTAATTGCTTTCTGTCGGCACAAAGAATTGCTAATATATTTTTGCTCAAAACTTTATTGATTGGGTCGTTTGTCTTCGCCCCAATCAAATTAATTATTTCGTTTTTATTATTATTAAACATCAAATATAGTCCTACACAATCCCAAACATATAACAAGAAAAAAATAAATTTTTTTTCAATTCCTGGTTGTGTTGCATAAATGCAGCATGTTGCAAAAATACAACACTAGAGCTTAGAAACAATCCGAGCAATATTCTCTGTTTGTTGTGCTTTGGTTCCCATATAAATAATTATCGCATTTCTTCGCTTTGCAAATAATTGTGCCTTTCAACATTCTTTTTTTCTTCTCTATGTCTTTCTGCTTTATATAGTCCTCTATGCCCTTGTAGTCTTTTGCTTTCATTTTTCTTCCTTTCTATTTTATTTTTATTGAGTAAAATTCACCGCCTTTAATAAAATTATGAAGTGATGAAAGTATGTCGTCATAATATTTGTTATCAAAATTTAATTGTTCGATAACATATTTATAACCGTCTTTATCAAAAGTATCATACCAATCTTCATAAGAATTAATTAAAAATCTTACTTCTTCAATATCTATTTTTAAATGTTTCATATCTATCCTTTCTAATATCCTAACCAATCTTTTAGATCCTTTAATTTATAAACTTTTTTCTTTCCTAATGTTTTAAAAAAGTTGTCTAACTCATCTAAGTTCCCATGTTGCTTGATTATGAAAACTGCTCTTTTAAGTGTTATTGTTATTGGTTCCATTATTCTTCCCCCTTCTCATAATTATATTTTACTTTTAATTTTCGTTGATTACCTCTTGCAAACTCAAATTTCCAAGTGTTGTCATCAACAATTATTTTATGTGCTTTCATTCTTAACTTTTCACTTTGCTCAAATAGTTTTTTTATCTGTTTATTATCTGCAATTGACGAATGAACCAAATTAGATCCATTAAACCAATCAGCAACCATTTCAGCATCATATTGACTTATTCTTTTTTTCATCTTTCTTCCTTTCTAACTTTAATTTATATTTATTATAATATACGCCACCTACACAACTCAAGATATTTTTCAAAGTCTGTTCCATGAGCCTTTTTACATTATCTTGAGTTGGTAAATTCTTTTTCATAGTCTTTTTTTAATGTAATCTCTTGCCGTATAATCTAATTTAGACATAACCTTTTCAAAAATGTAATCTCTAAACTTTCTTAGATCTTCGGTCATACATGTTTCTTCCTCATGTCTTTTCATTACATATTTAGCATTTTCAATATCTTCATCATCTCCAAATCTCATTGCAATTATAACAATGTTTTCTGTATGATAATTTTGATCGGTGTTGTATTCGATCCAATCGTATAAATCGAAAATACTCATATTTTTTATTCTGCTTTCTTTCATTGGTATTTCTTCGTACATGTTATTTTATCCTTTCTTTTCCCCAAATTATTTCTTTATCTTGTTTTTCATACCAACCATGGGGATATATTGGTTGATCTGAAGAAGTTCTTTCCATTTGCCTATCATACATCATAGAGTCTAATTTTTTTTCATTATGCATATTAGAAACATAATCAAAAGTTTCATTAATTTTATCTATGACAACTTTTTTCCCTTGATAGCCATTTCTTTGAGTATTAAAACAATCAAAATCCTCTGTTGGATTGTTTTCAAAAAAATCTAAAAAATCAAAATAATTTAATTTAGATAATTTATTTATTAATTGTTTATATGTAAGATTAAAATTTTCTCCCATAATATAAACATTCACTCTTATTTGTGTCATTTTTTATCCTTTCTATAGTTTACTTATTATTTTTGGTAAATATTTTCTTGCCTTAACATCTCCTTGATCTTCAAAATCTTGTCCGTATCCAAGTTCCATTTCTCTATGGTAAACATCATCAAGACAATCTTTCAAAAATTTGTGTTCTTGTTCTGTTAGTTTTACTGTTTTTTCTATTTTCATTTTTTATCCTTTCTATTTTCTATCCTTTATAATCCTATAAATAGTTTTATCAAGCATTATTTTTAAACACAACCTGGAGTTGTGTCCAAGAGCTTTTATACCATATGTAGTGTTTATTCATTGCCTTCAACCATTTTAAGCATTTCCTCAAATGAATTAGTTCTGCCAATATCCGAAGAATATTCTCCGTGTTCGTCTAATTTCATTAATGAAAATTTATGTTTCATACTTTCTGCTTTCATCTCATCACTATCTAAATCAATGAAAAAAACTTGAATATTGCCTTTTTTATTTGTGTATGAAGGTGCGAGATCATTATTCCAAGATGAACACTCAAAACCCTTTTTTTCAAGATCTTCAATACTACAATTCATATTGTAATTTTCATACCCATGCCAAGTAACTATGCTATTTTTCATTTTAGTTTTTTCCTTTCATTTCTTCGTATTTAATATATCCTTCTACTTCGTCTTCTATTTTATCCCATACTCGAATAAATTTCTCTAACCATTGAGTTTGTTTTTGAGTAAGATTAGATCTCCATATTAATTCTTCATCTGCAGAACCAAGATTTTCAAGATTGTTATCCTCTCCCCATTTTTTATAAATTTTCACTAATATATCTATTGTCATTTTAGTTTTCTCCTTTCTCAAGTTTTTTAATTATTCTTTCTGCGTCTGATCTAGTTTCTTGAGATCCGACAATAAAATTATTTTTAGTGTCTATAATTTCAAAATAAAATAGACCCTTAGTAATTTTATATCTTTTTTTCTCCATGTTTTTAAAAGTTTGTTGAATTATACTAACAACATCTTTTAAACTTTGTTTGTCTTGTTCTTTGTTCATTGTTCCTTCTTTCGTTTTGTTTCTGATCTCATCAGTTAGGGAGTAACCCTAATACCCCCTCAAATGAGGGGATTTCGATCTATTTTAAATTATTTTTAATTAAACTTTGATTGTAGGTGCTATTAATAGCACTAACAATCTGACCTTCAACTTTTCTTTTCTCTTCCTCTCTCTTTTTAGTTTCTGGTGAGTTGTTGTCTTGTCTCATTCTTTCCAAATCCTTTGGATCTGAAAGATTATATTCAGAAACTTTTTCAATCTTAAAAGTTACTTTTTCCATAACTTTGTTGATTGCTTTTATTCTCTCAATCTGTTTCTTTTGTAACAAACTTAAAGAATTATAATCAATCTTAGAAAGAAAACTTTCAAGATCCTTTTCATTTGTTCCATACTTCCAAAGTCCAATTGATTTAATATGTTCATTCTCATCAATTAATAAAACGTCAACAGCGTTATAAGTTGATTTTTTTACTGCACACCATTTATTAGTTTTAGGGTTTAAAGTACAGAAACACACTCTGTCCCCTTTGTTTTTATCTGTTTCAATCCAAGTTCTTCTTTTAGTTTTAAATCTAAAACCCCATGGATAATTATTTACTTCAACAGCATTTTCAAAACTGTCTTTGTTGTATATGTATTTACTCATTTTATGCCTTTCGTTTTGTTTCTGATCTCATCAGTTGAGGAGTAACCTCAAGACCCCCAAAAGGGGGTTTCGATCTAATTAGAGTATTCTTTCAATATTTCAAATGCTTGTGTTTTAGTACATGGACTATTTAAAGTTGATGCCATTAAAGGACATTTTTCATTATGTGGTAAATTAAAAACTGCGTGACCAATTTCATGAAAAACAACATGTCTTAAATAATCAAGATTTAAAGATTTATCTTTGCTTTTATTAATTGCTTTTTCTGTGATCCAAATAGATTTACCACCACCAACACCAAGAGTATTTTCATTACCTTTTGTAGGAACTCCAATTCTAACATTAATTCTAGGTAAATTAATTCCATAATTTTTAGCTTGATAAATTAAGTCTATTACTTGTCTTCTTAATTTATAAACCTCTTTATTCATTTTGAAGTTTTCAATGTATTTAGTTTTCATATTATCCTTTCTTTTTTTATTTTTCATAATAATTAATCCTATAAAATCCTATTACAAAAGTATCGGTCAAAAGTGTCGCACCCTTAAATTAAATACAATTATAAGTTGTAGACTAAAAGTGTTGCAAAAATACCAGGAACTGTTGCAAATATGCAACATTTAATTTATACGAAATTATCAATTAATAATTGTATTTTAAATACACTTGTTACTTTAAAAATTCATGAAATCTGAAAGCAAATTTTATAATGAAATTAAAAAGAATATTGATCAAATTAGTTGGCTTAGACTTGAAAACTCTGTCGCTTTGGGGACTCCAGATCTATTGGGCTATACTATTAATAATACCTTTTTTACAGTAGAACTAAAAGTTTCAAAAGGTAATAAGATCTCTTTCTCACCTCATCAAATCGCCTTTCATTACAGACACCCAAAGAACACCTTCATCTGTGTTAAGGGGCAAGATCCGAGGTCTCCGAAACTTTTTGAAGGGTCAATGATCCACGAGCTCGCAACCTCTGGTTGTAGAACCAAACCAATTGCCGAAGGATATGAAGATATAATAAAAGTTTTTAACTCTTTATAGTTTCCGATAATTGATCGTTATCGGAATTACTATTGATAATCATAATTTATCGTTAGTAATAAAAGGTCCGTGATCCATGGCCAAAGGATCCTAAACAGATCTGAAAAAACAAAAGAACAAGGACAACGACCCCCCTTTTTTCACAAAAAGGGATCCTAATATATCTAGCTTTAGCTAAGACTTAGACTGTTATAGTTGGTAAAATCGTTTTCATTAGGTATAGTAACCTCAAAAAAATTTTGCAAAATTTTAAATGAATTTGAATAATGTAGATATAAGTAAACTTCCTGCAGATGTGCGTAGACATTTTAAACAGCTGCAAGTGATGCACGCAGAAAAAAAGATACAGAATAAGGCTAAAAATGATTTCTTATCTTTTGTTAAATGTGTATGGCCAGATTTTATAGAAGGCTCACACCATAGACACATTGCTGACAAATTTAATAAATTGGCTACAGGCGAAATAAATCGTCTAATAGTTAATATGCCCCCAAGACACACTAAGTCGGAGTTTGCCTCATTCTTACTACCGGCTTGGATGGTGGGCCGTGAGCCGAAGCTC